CCAGTAAAATATACGGACTTTACAAAAAGAGCGACCCCGGAGTATCGAGAGAAAATGAGTTTAGCGTTAAAAGGGAAACCTAAATCGGAGGAGCAGAAAGCAAAAATGAAAACCTTTGAAAAAGGGCACATACCGTGGAATAAGGGTTTAAATGAACCTTATTATAGAACTGAGGAGACCAGGGCAAAAATGAAAGCAACACATGTTGAAAGAAATTTAAAACTTCTCAAAGAACGGTTTGATCCTATTATTGAGAATCTACTATACGATATACAGTCACTAGGTAGTGTGCAAAAGGTTAAAGAGAAATACAAAATTACTTATATGACAATACAGAGAATTAAAAAAATATATGGAAAATAATTTACAAGCCGATGTTATTAGAATAGCATCAAAACACTTAGGTAAAGTAGGAGGGGAAGGTTATAGTGACCTTTATGATCCTTCGTTGCTAGTAGCAATCCCTCGTCATTTTAATCGAGAGTCTTATGGAATTAAAGAAGGTGATCTTCCTTTTGTAGGAGGGGATGTTTGGAATGCTTATGAAGTTTCAGCTCTGACTGAGAAAGGACTTCCGGTATCTGGTATGATGAAAATCTACTATAGTGCTGATTCTCCTTTACACGTTGAGTCAAAGTCGATTAAGCTCTACTTAAATTCATTTAATATGACTAAGGCTGGTCAGACTGCAGAAGAATGCCGCAAGTATGTTCAAGAGACTGTTGCCAGGGATTTATCTGAAGCTTTGAGTAGTGAGGTTAATGTTAGATTCTTTTTGAACGATAATACTCCTGAGGTTGAATTCGGAACAGACTTTATGGATCTTGCACAGCTTGTTAACTTAGATGAGGTTGTATTTGATACATTCCATTCAGATTCATCTCAGTTAAAGGCTAGTGTTTTAGAGCCTGAATTTAATGCGGAAACTAAGATCAAGTCTAACTTATTAAGATCAAATTGCAGAGTAACTAATCAACCAGACTGGGGTGATGTTTATATTCATATGATTGGTACAACGACTCCGGATTTCGAATCAATCGCTAAGTACATTGTATCTCACAGACAAGTATCTCATTTTCATGAAGAAATTTGTGAAATGATATACGTTCACTTAATGGAAGCTTACGATCCTTCAGAACTAATGGTTGCTTGTTTGTATACCAGAAGAGGAGGCTTGGATATCAATCCAATTAGAGCAACTAGTCATGATTTAATACCAGGCATGTTTACTAGCGTTAATTACAGAAACAAAAAAACTTTAAGACAATAAAATGACAGACGTACTATTAATTGTATTCGTAATCGCAGCGGTGGTTATTGCTGGATTCGCACTAGAGAAGCACTCTAAGAAAGCTAAAGAAGAATTAGCAGATGAACTTGCTGATGAAGAACTAACTACTGAATGCCCTGCTCCTGCACCAGAAGTTAAGCAGTTGGTTGAAAGCCAAGAAGAACAAAGTGTACCAAAGCCTGCTAAGAAGCGCAGACGTGGTCGTCCGGCAGCGAAAAAAGACTAAAAATAATTAGGGGGGTAGTTGCTTACTCCCCTTTTAGTTCTTATCTTTAGGTATAATAAAATTAAATAGTCAGGCGGTCTTTGGAGACCTTTGGTAACATGGAGTGGCCACGAAGTGTTATACGGCAGGTAAAGCAGGGAAGTAATTAACTCTGTGTAACTGATAGGGGAATCGTCCCCGGGAGCAAGTTCGATTCTTGCCCTGACTACAAAAATAGATAAGTATGAAACAAGTATTAGATCAAACACAACAAGTTCATTATGTAGATGATTGTGATATGATTAGGTTTATTGAATCAAATTCAACTATGAAATGGAATGACATATGTGATTTTGTTAGGAAACACGATATTACAAGTGGAGAATATGGACCGGCATTTTGGAAAAAACAAGATGTAATTGACACTCCTGAGGAGTATAATGAAGAGCAAGTTAAATGGATCACCACTTTCTTTGAAGCACATCCATGGATTGAAAGCATGATGGTTGTTTTTGACAGCTAAATAAAATAGTCAGGTGGCGGAATGGTAGACGCATACCCTAAATACATTGAGATGGTGGAACTCAATTACTTGGATATACCACTTGCAAGTTCGATTCTTGCCCTGACTACAAAAATATAAGTTATGATAACAGTAGAAATAACAGGTCTTGGTGGAACAATTGCTTATCCAAAAGAGGTAATTGTAAAGGCACTTAGAGAAGCTGGATTACAGGTGGAAGTACAAGATGATTATCCAACCAATCAGGATGTTGATGTAATGATAAGTGAAATAAAAAAACAGATTGATAGTGGTGAGATTACAGATTGGAAAATAAATATAAAAACAAAACATTGTTTTTGGCCAGGTTAAATAATATAGTCAGGTGGCGGAATTGGTAAACGCTTTTGGATTCTCTGTCCGATACCTTTGTTAAGGCAAAAAGCTTACAGGTTCGAGTCCTGTCCTGACTACAAAAAAAATAAAATAACAGTTGCCTCCCCGGCCGATTGTTCGTATCTTTAGGTATAGATATAAGAAATCAAAGTTATGAAAAACACATTTTTAACCCTCGACCAGATCGCTCAAGCTGCACCAGCAGCAGTAAGTACAACCTCAGCTGCTAATGTATCTGAAAAGTACGTTCACGTTCCAACCATGGACCTTATCAAAGATATGGCAAAACTTGGATGGGGAGTAACCGATGCCAAGCAGGTACGTTCTAAGAAAGAAGGTACTGCAGACCATAAGAAGCATTTAATTACCTTCAGAAACGATAACGTGGTTATTGCATCAGAAGACGGTGAGGTAGTTTATCCTCAGATCCTTTTAAGTAACTCTCATGATGGTTTATCTTCATTCCAATTCAGAGCAGGATTATTTAGATTGGTTTGTACCAATGGATTGATTATTGCTACTAAGGAATTCGGTGCAATGTCTATCAGACATAAAGGATATTCTTTTGATGCTTTAAAGCAGACGGTTATGGGTCTTGTAGAAGCACTTCCGGTTACTATTGAAACTTTGAATAAGTTCAGAGAAGTAACTTTGACTGAAGAGCAGAAAGCAGAATTTGCTTTAGCTGCTTTAGGAATTAGATTTGGAGAGAATGGAGCTGAAGTAACTCCGGAGGAGATTCTTAAACCTACCCGTAAGGAAGATGAAGGAAATGATTTGTGGGTTGTGTTTAATGTCATTCAGGAGAAAATGTCTAGAGGAGGTTTTAGATATAAAGCATCTACAGGCAGAAATAAGACTGCAAGATCAATCAAGAACTTCAATAGGGATATTGAATTGAATGAGAAGCTTTACCAATTAGCAGAATCTTATATCTAGAAACAAAATAGGGTGGGGAGTTGCCTCCCCGCCTTTTTATTCTTATCTTTAGGTATTGAAAAATATGAGCAACGAAACAAAACAAACGGCAATGAAAACATTAATAAGTAGAGTAACCATGCGTAGAATAGGGTTTTTATTTATTGATAAAGTTGTAGGTAAGGAAGTTTACTTGTATCAAGACAAGTACGGGAAAAAATGGATGGCAAATTATCCATTCTTTTGTTGGGGTTTTAGAGTAGAACAAGGAGGTAACAAATGAAAATTATAATTCAAGACAATCAAGGTAAACAAATGATATTTGAAACTTTATATGAGGTAGAAGAATTAGGTAAAAACTGCAAAACATTTATTTGTGAAGAATGGATTTTACTTAGTGGTGAAAAATATAATGAATGGTTTGGAATTAAAGAAAACGAAACATATGAAGGAGGTGACAAATGAACAAAGAATATAATGAATGGTATTGGAAGGTCTACCGCTGGTTTATGTGGGATGCTAAACACTTCCCTAGGAGAGTAAGTACAGGGGTTAAGAACCTTTGGAAATGGTTCCCTATTATCTGGAAAGACCGAGATTGGGATTACTATTTCCTTTTAGAGATGATGGAGAGCAAGCTTGATAATATGATCAAAGCATTTCAGACCAACCAAAGGTTTGAAGGCTGTGAGGAAGATATTAGGTATATGAAGATCTGTAAGAAGCTGATTGAAAGACTCCAAAACAATTATTATCCGGATGAATACTTTGATTATGTTGATTTAGATTTAAAAATAGCAAATGAAGGTTCTTCTTTCGAACTTCAAGAAACAATCCATAGAGATAATATAGCAGAGTATCTTGCTAAGTATCCCAGCACTCATAAGCTTGTAAAAAACAATTCAAAGTATAAAGGCTATCAGGAGGATATGGCATTTGCTTTAGCAGTAGGCCTGGAAAGGCATTTAAAGGCTCGTAAACTCCTATTCAAAATCTTGGAAGAAAAGATTGAGGGTTGGTGGAATTAATAGTTGGAACTTCAAGCAATAGTTCGTATCTTTAGGTATAGAAAAATAAACAAGTTATGAATATACAAAATCTATCAGAAGAAGAAATTAAAGTACTCCATGCATTATTAGGTAAAGCAATGGAGCAGCCTAAACCAAAAATTTATTTTGATCCTGTGAATCAAATGATTGATGACATCATGGATAATTTTGACTTCGATAAAGTACAGACGGCAATGGAGGCTTTAGATTGGCAGTGGGCTAGTAAAGGAGTTCCATCAATTAAACAATTAAAAGAAACAGCTGTTTACTTACTTAAAAGTGCTGCTGAATTAAGATTAGAGGACTATCTAGAATCACATTGGGAGCAAGGAATTATTAATAGTACAGGTGGCTTCCAAGCAACAGCATACTGCAATGAAGCTAAAACTAAAATCATAGCATTAGATTTAAAATTCATATTAGAGGAACAGGATAGTGAAGTAAAGGAGGTAACAAATGAGTAACGAAAAACAAACAGCAGTAGATAAATTAATTATTAATTTTAAAGAAAGTATTACATATTTAGAATCATCTTTAGATTGTTGTAATGATGAATTAACTAAAGTACAACTAAAAGCAAGATTATCTCAAGCAAGATATTTTCTTACTTATGCTATTGAAGCCAAAGAAATGGAGAAGGAGCAAATGATTGATTTTGCGAATACTTATCTCTATTGTTGCACAGATGGAAACGTAATAGTTTTAGCAACAGCACAAGATTTTTACGATGAAATACAAGAAGATTAAAAAACCATGATTATTACTAATTAACATACGGAGGTAACAAATGAAAACAAATTTTAAAGTAAAAGATTCATTTCAATTAACAGATATTGAAATTGACGAATTAGCGATTTTTTCTGGCACATATAGTAAAGATGCTGATGATAAAACTAGGCAAGAATGGAGAACTCAATATCGCAAAGTTGAAACCAATTCAAACAATAGCATCGCTAAATATGGAAGTGTTGAAAAATGGTATGAAAGCGGAGATGGTAGATTACTATAACAAAACAAACAAATGATAAACAATTTAACGAAACATACGGAGGTAACAAATGAACAACAATAAAATAGAACCATACCATCCAGTTTACAATAGTACAAACTATCCACATAATGGTCTGACTAAACGTGAATACTTTGCAGCAATGGCAATGCAAGGATTATTAACAAGAAATGAGCATGGGCGGAATGAAACACTCATAGCAGGAGAGGCAGTATCGTGTGCAGATGAACTGATCAGAATACTAAACCTACGACAATAAAAAAACAGTTGCTTATCTGAATCATTATTCGTATCTTTAGGTAATGAGCTACAATAGATTTCAATACTGGGTTAGAGGTCCAAGACATAAGAAGCTAGGAGTTAAATTCTCCATTGAGAAGCAGATCGAGAACGGGGACTTTGAATACCCTAACGACGTTAAGAACGACTTAATCAAACAAAGGAAGAGCCTGGAGAAACGAACTAAGGAGTACTGGGTAACGAGTAAGAGTAAAGGCATAACGGATGAATCCATTAGAGAGAATATTGATCAAGCCTTTAAGAAAGCAAGGGTAAGCATAATGAAAGTACAGGAAGAACTTGTACAGGAAGAATATAAAAGGCTAGAAGAATTTAGACAAGCGTCCTTTAGAAGTAATTACCCTTTTTTAGACTCTGATATAAAGCAAATGATCTGGGATAACTTGATAGAAATTTGCCTTAAGGAGAAAAGGAGTGATGATAAGATAAATAATACTTCAGCGTTCTATATAGAATATAATAATAGGATAGAGAAGTATATGAGAGAGAAGATAGTAAAAGAGTCATTAGTAAATTAGATTAAGATAAAATAGAATAAGAATAGAATATAGACAACTGTATAAGAAAAAGACGTAGAGTAAGTAAACCGTAGAGAAGATCGTAGTAGACGACCGTAGGGAGTCAACTGTAGAGCCAACTGTACAGTAGGCCGTAGAGACTATCATAGACCCTAAGAAAACCATAGAGAAACATATTAAAATTGTATAAAAGAATAAAGAATATAGGAAGTAGGGAAGTGTAGGAGAAAACTGTAATGTGTATTAAACAATAGTATACAATATAGAATAAGATATAAGAATGTAGAATAATGTGTAGAAAGAATAGAAAGAAAGAATGCTGGGTAGGATAGAGAATTGTAGCATAAATGCCTCCTTAAAGCAACTTTCTATAGAAATTAAGTTTTTTAGGGGGGTTCCTTATCGAATCGATCAAGATAACCGTAGAGAATACCGTAGGGAGACAGCCGTAGCACATAGTAAACCGTAGGAGAGTCAACTGTAGCATTAGGGAACCGTAGGAGTAAACCGTAGAGCCGGCCGTAGGAGCAAGGCGTAGACAAAAAAAAATTTGACCCGGGTATTAGGGGGGCTGTGCTGTTGAAAGCATTCTAGTACGTCTTTAAGGCTGGTTTCAATCGTCGTAACTCCCGGTATCAAATGATGGTGGGTGAAAGCCTGCCTCTATAATAAATAGTCTGGAAAGTAAAATAATGCTTGCCTAACTGAACTTTGGTTCGTATCTTTAGTGTATGGTAGATAAATCATTCAGTAGCACTAGTAAAGGCTTTCAGATGACATTCTCTAGTGGGTATACCATTAGTGTATCTTACAGTGAGTTTAGTTATTCAGACCAAGGGCAGACAACGGCAGAAGTAGCCGTCTGGCATTCCAAGGAGGAGCATTGGTTAGCCTTTGAGGACGGAGCCTGGGTGATAGTCCCGGACGGACGGACAGCAGTCCTAGGGCATCAGACCCCGGACCAGATAGCCAGCCACATGGAAATTATTTCAAAATTATAGTTGCTTTATTGAAGGGAGGTTCGTATCTTTAGGGTACGTTCCCTTTTTTTCTTTCAAAAATCTCCCCAGAACAAACTACGTCTGATCTCTTCAACTTTGTCAGCCGCCCTTCGTACTAGATACTATCTTTCCGACAACATAAAGATACGAACCATACTTCAGGGGACCAACTGTTTGTGGAAAAAAAATAAAAAAGATTTCAGTTGCTTTCGGAGAAGCTTCTTCGTATCTTTAGGCATGGAAAAGAAAATATTTGCATTCGAAGACAGCTTTGCTAATTTAGCAGCTTACGAGAAATTAAATTTCACAATCGAAGTAGATGATGCCATTAACGGAGTCTTTTACGTAGAAGCAGATTTATCTGATTATGGATGGCTTTCGACTTTAGCCGTTTTGGAAGACTGTCAGAATTTAGGTTTGGAACCTACCCTACAGTTTGGAGAGGATCTTATTGATTGGGAAGATGCAATTGCATTTGCTGATACCAAAGCAGCAGAAGAGGAAAAAAATTAAAAAAAGTTTGGGGGAGGGTTGGTCCCCTCCTCCTTTACTCGTATCTTTAGGTATGAAAAAAGAAATAAAGGTTATGACACAATTCACAGAACTAGAACAGACAGTATTAGATGCATTGATCAATGGATTATATGCAGAAGCAGGCTTCTCAGACGTTGATGCAAACGATCTTGCACATGCTACTAAAATCGATACTAGAACAATCAGAGGCGTATTAAGCAGTTTGATTAAGAAAGAGGTTATCAGCATTGATGGGAATGATTCAGGGTACCAAATTATTTACTTAAGAAGTGCTTATTGGCATATGCATCCAGAATGGAAAAATCAAATGGACGATTATCCTTGGAGAATGAATTAAGAGAAAGAGCCGGCCCGGAAGGGTCGGTTTTTTTATTTTGATCTTAAAAAAAAAAGAACAACCTCCGTTTGATCTCTTCAGCTTTGCCAGCCGCCCTCCGTACTCCATCTTTCCGACATCCTAAAGATACGAAAAACAATCCGGAAAGCCAACAAAAGAAAAAAATATTTTAGTTGTTTGATTAGAAGCTTATTCGTATCTTTAGGTATGGAAAAGAAAATATTTGCATTTGTAGGTCAGGCTCCATCCTTGGAAGCTTATAAAAAATTAAATTTCACACCAATATCTATTGATCCAATCCTCGACCTATGCAGTGTAGAAGCTGATTTAACAAATTATGGCTGGATGTCTGTTTTAGGAGTGTTGAAGGAATGTGATAAGGCTGGTTTAAAACCGGGGTTTAGATTTGGAGATAAGCTGATGAATTTTGCAGAAGCAGTTGAGTTTGCAAACATAAAAGCAACAGAAGAAGAATTGGCCTTCGATATGAGAGATATAAATGATTTAAAATAACAGTTGCCCCTTCGGGGGCTTATTCGTATATTTAGGTATGGAAGATAAAAAAGAATTAGTAAAGTTACTTATGCAATTTCAAAACGATTTGAATGCATTTGATGGAGATGTTGTTAACACTTGGAGCATTGAAGGTTTGAGTGAAGAGTTGGATGAGTTAATAACTCAAACAGCCGAGGAGATTGAAGACGAGGAGGAAGAAGATTAAAAAAAGTTTGGGGGAGGGTTGGATCCCTCCTCTTTTATTCTTATATTTAGGTATAATAAAAAACAAATAAAGGTTATGAACAAAAACATTCAAAAAACAATCGAGCAGGTTTCAAACAGCTTCCCTTCACTATTCTCAAGAGAGGATGTAATCAAGTTGTTAACGGATTTAAATGCAGAAATGCAAGAAGAATCTCCAAAATTATTAATAGAAAAAGATGCTTTAGTAGATATCTTTAGGGAGGTTTATTCAAATAAAAGATTTGATGGAGCTGTTGATACGGATGAAATTGAATTTAGTCTTAGTTATGGTAATAGGATTGAAGTTGATAATGTTCCAATTGATGAAGATTTCTTAGTAGGAGCAGCAGTTGATGCTTTAGAAGCAAGTTGGGATAGTTTAGAGGAGGCTGCAAAAGAAAATTAAAAGAAATTTAGGGGAGGGTTGGTTCCCTCCCTTTTTATTCTTATCTTTAGGTATGGAAAAGAAAATAGAATTAGCTACAATGCTTCAGAAGTTTCAAGCTACGTTATGCACTCTGGAGTCTGATGAGACTTTTGCAGACATCTTAGAAGGTCTTGACGACTACTTGACTGACCAAATAGTGGAGCTTCAGGACAGAATAGCTGAAGAAAAATTATTTATAAATATTAACGAAGGGTTGGGAATTCAAAAATAAATTCTTATCTTTAGGTATGAAAAATATTATAGTAGACGAAAAAGAACTTAACTTAATTAACGAGTTATTAAAAAACGAAATTAAATTTAATTTAAGTTACGACGAAGATTACGACGTCGATTTTAACGAATCCTCGTTATTAATTATCGAAATTAAAGATTTAAAATTATGCATCGATATTAATTATTTAGTTTCGAACGACGACGATATCGAAGAATTACGTTTTCACGATTTAAACGAATTAATAAATTTCTTAAAAAATTATTAAAAAAGAGTTGCCCCTTCGGGGGCTTCTTCGTATCTTTAGGTATAATAAAAAAAGGTTATGGCACAGCAATTATCAATAAGACAATTTGACTACATGAACGGTTTAGTAGTTACTAAACAAGCAGAAGCATTCGATAATGCAATTAGAAGCTTTATGATTGAATTAACAGAAGAAGAATTCACCGTCGAGGATGTAAAGAAATACATTCAAGAGAGACAGGAAAGAATCTATTTTGAATTCAGAAACTTCGACATCAAAGAAAACTAAAAAAAGAGTTGCCCCTTCGGGGGCTTTTTCGTATCTTTAGGTATAATAAAAAAAGGTTATGTTAAAAATCACAGAAATCCCGCAGAAAGAATTAGTAGCTGATCAGGTGATCAGTATGCTTAATAGCATCGAAGTCGATGGAGAGACGATGCAGCACATTCTCAAGAATACGAATATGGAAGATCAAATGCTTAGGCAGCTTTTGTTACAAGCAGATACCGAAGTATTAGTTCAGCTCGTTATGGAAAGAAGGGAACTACCTAATGCCTAATCAATTTAACTATTATGACTATACCAACCATTACGGCTTACGAATGTTTGCTATCGCAGCCGTCAATGCTATGCCCAGGAACTATAGCAGCATCATCTTCACAGGCACTCTTAAGGAGTGTAAGTTAAGAATGGACCCTCCTGGGCTTGAAGGGTCGGTAGAAGATCTACAAAATAAAGTTGCATTTAGAAAATAAGAACTGTGATAGAGGAACTATTAGAGCACAGACAAATACTATTTCAGATCGCTGAAGAGCTATACGGTGAGTTATGGATAGGTGAAGAGGCTTTCTGGGGTTCACCAACAGAGCAGCAGCTACAGGGCGTTCATGAGAGGCTTTTCAATCTCGGTTGGTCAGAAGATATAACCCCCAAGCAGTTTGAGACAGCAAAAGAAATTGCAAAAATATTAGGGTTAGAGTTGCCTCCCGAAGACTAAGTTCGTATCTTTAGGTATAATAAAAAATAAAAGGTTATGAAAAAGAAAAACAATTCAATCAAGCAGATTTTACAAACGTTATCAGATTTTGAATTCTTAACAGAAAATGAAATCTTTAAGTTATCTTTTGGTTATGACAGAAGTAGTTCAAATGAAGCAAATAAAAAATATGCTGATATGTTGAGAAGGGGTTTAGGTAAAAAGTTTATTGGTAGGGTTGATAATAGAGTCGTTCAATGCAGAGAGGATATCGGGCAAGCAAGATTTCTTTATGTTTTAAGATCTGAAGGTGAAACTTTTTTAGAAAAACAGTGGCTTTCTGAGAACTAAGTTCGTATCTTTAGGTATAGTAAAAAATTAGTCAGGTGGCGAAACGGTTAGACGCCCTACCCAATTGGTAGAGGAAGTATTGGTTCGACTCCAATCGATGAAATGGTTTCATTAGTTACAGGTTCGAATCCTGTCCTGACTACAAAGAAATAAAAATAATAGTTGCCTCCTAACAACTAAGTTCGTATCTTTAGGTATAGAAAAAAAGAAATAAAGGTTATGACAAACATTATTAAACAGACATTAATCGACAGAAGAACAGTAATCTCAGAAGAATTACAGATCTTAGGAGCTCAAAAGAATGAATTGATTTCTAAAAGAGCAGAAGAATTATTCAAGGAAGTATTGAAAGACTTTCCACAAGTTAACTTAGGAATCTCTTACGGAGATACGGTCTACTTCAATATAGATAGAAAAGAGATTCTTTCTATTAACTCAAGAAGCTGGGTAGGTAATTCTAATCATTACTTAAATACTTATGCAACTACTATCGATTCAGAATTTGAATATAAAAGACTAATCTTCAACGGAAGGATTGCAGGGATTCTTTATAAAGGAGGAATGAATGAATGTATTAATACTATTTTTGTAGAAGATGGTTTACTTAAAGTTTATAAAGAGCAGACAAGTCAATTGCATACTGAAGATAGAGCTTTAGGATCTGAGATTGATAGGTTGAATAGAGAAGAAGCAGATATGAAAAAAGCAAAAGCATTAGAAAATTTTTATACAGGAGGGGAAGTAGTTTTAGATAATTTACAAACTATTAACTATGGGAGAGGAAGATATGAGAGTATTAGTAGAGTAACAAAATTGAAATGTATTAATAGAAATACTTCAGGAAAAAAAGTAACAGTTGAATTTACCTGCTTATCTTATGATACAGATCAGGAGACAGTTCATACGAAAGAAGATATTCAAACTAAGTATTTGATTGACCAATTAATCTAAAACCTTTATTTATTTATTTTTCATAAAAGTTGGGGGCCTAGTTGGTCCCCTTCTTTATTTTTCGTATCTTTAGGTATGGAAATAAATAATAAGGTTATGATGAATCAAGAAGATATTTACCAAGCAGAGCAGGACTATGCTCGTTATGCGAACTTAGTATTGAAAGCTAACACTCTTACTCAAGAAGAATATGAGTTTGTTAAAGAGTGGGATCCTCAAGCAGCTGAAGCAATGTTTCATATTGAATGGAACAATACTTACTTAAACCTCAATACATATTCTGAGGCTGACAAAGAAGAGATGGACTTAAGAAGGGAGCAAGGACTCTAAAAAATAATTAAAAAAGAAGTTGCCTCTTCGGAGGCTTCTTCGTATCTTTAGGTATAGAAAAAAACAAATAAAGGTTATGGAAACAAGAGTAAGATTAGTAATTCAAAGTAATTTAAGTGATGCCATGGTTGAAATGGAATCCAACCCCGAATCAGCACAAAAACGTTTACGTTTTGTAAAGTATTTAGTTCATCACTATTCCGACACACAACAACTAATTATAGTTGATTGGGTTTATGAACAATTTAAAAAATTTGATAACAAATAAAGGTTATGGAAAAATTACAAAAAGCAATCACAGTATTAGCAATCGGATTAGGAATCGGGATTGTATCATTAGTAGCAGCAGTAGCTATTTTAAGAGTTGTATTTGAGTTAGCAAAATTAATCTAAATAACAGTTGCCTCCTATCAATTAAATTCGTATCTTTAGGTATAATAAAAAAAAGGTTATGACACAAACAGAAATTAAAAACCAACTAACAGCAATTAAGAACACCTTAAGCTATATGCTTGTAGAGGGTGACAAGAAAGGTAAAGAGATTAGCCATGCTTATGAAGCAGGACTTTACATCGGGACTATTAGAGCTACTATCTTAGAACTTGAAGACATCTTAAAGAAGTAATATGAGCAACGAAACAAAACAAACGGCAGTAGATAAGTTAGAAAGTCAAATTGAAAAACTTAGATTTCAAGGAGTAACAGAATGGCAATGTGGTTATCAAAAAGCATTAAATGAAGTTTTATTTTTATTAAAACAAGCCAAAGAAAGAGAGGAGGCGCAAATTATAAATGCTTATACACAAGGTCAGTATGATGGTGATAATATAAGAGAGGAAGATGCATATGAATACTATAACCTAATATACGGAGGAGGTGAGCAATGAGCAACGAACAAGAAACCCATATCTGTAAATGGTGTAAAGCAGAAACTTGGCAATCAGATGATGAATGTTATGCAAATCCAAAAAACAAACAAATGACAAACAATAAACAACAAACGGCAGTAGAGATTCTATGTGAAAAGTTAGCAATGAAGTTAGGAATACCACAAGCAATTACTTTTTACATAGACCATCAAGAAGAAATCAGAGAAGCCAAAGAAATAGAGAAAGAAAGCATTATTAATGCTTATAGAATAGGTAAAATAGAATCAACTATGCCTAATGAGATAAATACAACTGGCGAACAATACTATATTGAAACCTACGGAGGTATCAAATAAATAACAGTTGCCCCTTCGGGGGCTTTTTCGTATCTTTAGGTATAATAAAAAAGGTTATGACAACAAAAGAAAAAGCAAAAGAGTTAGTTGAAAAGTTTAAGAAGGTTGAACTTTATCACTCAATGGAACCAACAGATTTCGATTGTCGAATTGAAGACATTACGAGCAGTTCTTATACTGCTAAACAATGTGCTTTAGTTGCAGTAGAAGAAATCTATAAGCTAAGTCTTAAACTAGGTTTTTACCTTATTACAGATGAAGATAAAGAAATGTATTATTCCTTTTGGGAAGATGTTAGGGAGGAGATAGAGAAGTTATGAACAGAGAACAAATGATAGACGTCCTAAAGACCTTAGGAGTAAAAGTAAGAGGAACCTCTGAAGAGTTTGATAGTAGTACCGGAGGAATCTGGATAGCAGCAGATAGTAATACAAGCCTCTTTGATTACTATTCAGAAAGATGGGTAGATACCTTTGGAGTTGATCCATTACTAAGTAAAGTCCTTGATAAGAACGGATGGCACTTTGAATGGTATGACGCCGGGACTATGCTTGTCTGGCCTAGTTAAGAATCTAAGAAGGAGTCGGCTACGGTCGGCTCTTTTTGTGTCTACGGTTTCCTAGAAACGGTGCTACGGTTTTACGACCACCATACTACGTACGTATATAGTACGGTGTAGGTAGCTAGCACATACTCAATACAAGTGTACTTAATATCACTATAGTACTTATCTACGGCCTACTACGCTAAAGCTGCAGTCATTCTTCCGGAAGAAATCCTACTATAAGAGTATATATTTATACCTTGTACTACCCAGGACCCTGCCTAGATTTCCAAAAAGTGACTTTATGCCCAGCCCTTAGACACTCGAGGAATTTTTTCGGAAAAATTTTAGTCTTTAGTTGATTATATGAATATATGTTCGTATCTTTAGATTATGGAAAAAGAAATCAAGGTTATCAAACAATCGGGTCTAGAATCGACCTATGATGTAAATGGAAATTTAATTCAATTTAAGAACGAGAAGGCGGGTTGGTACAACAACCGTTCTTATGATGAACGTAATAACTGCATACTTGAGGAAGGATTAGGAGATAGAAATCTCCAGCCTTATTGGGTTAAATGGGAAAGAACTTATAATGAAGACGGTTCTCAGTTTGTTCATCAGACAACGTCTTACGGTTATTGGGAGAAGTATAGAGTGGATGAAAACTTTATGTATGATTTTGTTAATTCAAATAAGAGGAAGTTTGATATATATGAATTGTATAGATCCCCGGTAGAGAAGGCAGGTGGTCCTAAGTTAGTGATGCGTACGGCGTACGAGTTAGATCTTGAACTATTTCATGCAATAGAAAAGATGCATGAAGAAAGAAAAGGGTTGGAAGTTTAAAATAAAGTTCGTATCTTTAGGTTATGGAAAAGAAAATTAAATCAGAATTTGTAGAAGCTTACATTAATGTATTAGTTGAGGCTTTCGGAGAAAACGTTTATGAATTTATTAAAGAGGTTGTAGAAGATGGAGAAGATGATTCTCCTAAGAACTTAGAAGAACTTCAGAAGTATGCCCGTAGGGATATCCGATGGAACTTTCAGCAGTCTAATGAAAAAGTTCTTACAGAAGAATTTTGTAGAGATGTATCTAGTTCTTATATCGGAATGTTTGGTACGGAGGATTATTTAATTACTAAGCCGGATTAACTTTTCGTATGAAAAGAAAAACAATCGATATCGAATCTTTGATAGAGATGGAGGAGAAGGGGTACGTAGAAGTCTACTACCCCGGTCATCTTCTTTCTTATAGTGATCCGAAGAATAACCTCCTTAGATGGTCTAAGAACTATCAAGACTTATTATTTAAATACAGGAAGGTTTCTGTTGAGAAAGTCTTGGATTTTATCGATTGTGAATACATCTGTGATGTAATGATATCAGTTGACGATGAAACTAGGTCTATCACTTGGATATACTTGTATGCAAAGGATAAACAGAAGTTACATGACTATGAATTAACGCAGTCAAAAGGAAAGTACGTTTATGTATTAACTAATAGTGAATATCCGGACTTATGTAAGATCGGAAAGGCTGTTAGTCCTACAGATAGAATACATGCCATCAACGGTGCGGGCACAGTCTCGGAATGGGACTTAAAATTTGCTCTTCCGGTCTTGAATGACTATAAGGTTGAAAACCTAGTACATCGTCATTTTGAAGATAAAAGAAAGGGTTCTATACAAGGGTCTTCAAGGGAATTCTTTGAGGTCTCTTTAGATCAAGCGGTAGATGCTGTCTTGTACTACGGCAAGGATTATTTTAACGGAGAACCTTTATATTACTAAAAAACAGTTGTTTATTCAAATTATTATTCGTATCTTTAGGTATAGTTATAAGATATAAGATTATGAACCAAGGTACAGTAAATAATTCAGATGAAGTCCTGAAAGGACTTTCTAGAGGTCAAGTCCGCCAGATCATCCGCCGGAACATGATAAGCCGAATAAAGCCTTCCGGTAAGGTATATAATAGAAAAAATAATAAAAAAGATTTTAACTAAAGGCTTGCTTTTTATCAGAATAGTTCGTATCTTTAGATTATAATAAAAAACAATTAAGGTTATGGAAAACAAAAGAGAATTTAAAAAAGATTTGATCCTGGCAGGATTCTTACTCCTCATCGGGCTTACGGCTTATATCAAAAGTATGTATCCGTTATTTATCGGATGTCTATTCTTTACATCTATGGTCGTTGGTGCTGCTTATCATTCTCTTCTAATGCTATCTGAAAAAAGTACTGAATACTTTGAGAGGGTTCGTAAAAGATACCTAGTGATTTCAATTGTCTGCTTTATAGTAGGGTTCTTTATTATAGGCGTTATCGGAGTTCTTTTTAGTTTCTTAGGGGGTGTTCTATTAGGACTTACATTAATCAAAAAATAAAGTTGCCTGTTTAGAAGGATATTCTTATATTTATATATGCTAGGTAGCGAACAAGTAAACAACAGTTCTCACCTTATATGGCGGGTTAGTGTAATGGTAACACATAAGGCTCATAACCTTAAATTCACGTTCGAGTCGTGGTCCGCAACAAAATAGTTAGGTTGGATACAAGGTCGGTTCGAGTCCGATGGCAGGTCATGGATGTCGGGTAGCTCCCTGTAGAGAGGTTCAATTCCTCTCCTGACTACAAATAACCTGTACCCTTGAAAAACTCGTTTAAGTAAAGCAGGTTAGCTCTGATATAAAAGGGTATTAGAATAAAGAGCAAAAATAGTCAAGTGGACGTAATGCGGGATGGTTCCCAAGCCCCCAACTCTTAGGAGGTAAGGTTGTCTACTCCGTCTAGAACGGTATCCGGTTCGAGTCCGGCCTTGACTACTAAATAATAATAATAAAGTATGAACTTAACAAAAGCACTAAAGCACAAAAAGAAACTTGTAAAGCAAATCGATGAAATGTACATCCGTTTTAGCAAATTTAACTCGACAGAAAAGGGAAGTGTAGGGTACGATGCAGGCGAAGCATTTGAAAATTGGATTAATTTAACAGACCAGTTGGTTAATTTAAAAACTAAGATTCATATTGCTAATGTAGGTATTGCTAATAAAATTTTTAAATTAGGAGAATTAAAAAACATGGCTACAAAGCTTCGTAATGTATCAACCCAGGAAGGGAGCATTAAGGATCGTTACAGTGACAATACAAATGAATATGTAGTTCATATGAACTTATTCACTAAGGATTCTAAAATAAAAGAAATAGAAGAGCAGATTGAAACTCTTCAAGAAGAAATTGAGGCATATAATGCTCTCACAATGATATAACCAATTTAAAGAGTAGGGTTGAATGAGTAGCACCGTCCTCGGACGTCTCTGATAGAGATTACTATCTAACGATAACGTGATGCTTTGATATTGATATTGATGAATGCCTTAAGATTCAAAATTCAAGATTCAAAAACAGAAAAACTCAACACTTAAAACTTTTCAGCAAAAGTTTAACTCTACTCTACTTTGGTTTAAAATTAGTCAGGTGGCGGAAGGTTAGGGGTGTCCCCTGACGTGGTAGACGCTATTACTTAACACGATTAGTGTTGGGAAGAAATGTAAAACACCTACAGGTTCAAATCCTGTCCTGACTACACGTGCTGATTAGTCTCAGCTAGCCTCACACTCCAGGCAAATGTAGTGGATGACTACCACAGGAGACATGGAAGATTGGCAGAGTGGTCGAATGCGGCAGTCTTGAAAACTGTTGAACCGAAAGGTTCCGTAGGTTCGAATCCTACATCTTCCGCAAAAAAATCGTACCTTATGGGTTTAAGGTGAGAAGTACAATCACCGTAGGTTAAGCGATGTCCTACAAACTACCTCCTCGTCTAACGGCAGGACAATTGGTTTTGGTCCAATTAATTGAGGTTCGAATCCTTAGGAGGTAACAAAGTAAGGTGGTATGTAGCCGTCATCCAATACTAGTTAAGGTTATGGGTGGAGAGGAAAGCCGAGTGGGTCAAAGCCCCTAACACCTCACCATCTTACTTTATTTGCTCCTATCGACAAGTGGTTAAGTCATGTCCCTTTCACGGACAAGTCACGGGTTCGAATCCCGTTGGGAGTACAAAATGGACCTTTAGCTCAGTTGGTTAGAGCAGCTCACTCATAATGAGAAGGTCACAGGTTCAAGTCCTGTATGGTCCACTAGTAGACGTTCTTTGACATTCTTTAACTTAAAAAAACAGAAAGGAAAAACAATATGGGAACAACATCATTCATTTTAGGTGTACTTTCAGTTATTGGTGTAGCAGTTGTTACGCTGGTAGTTGTGGGTATGGTTAAGATACACGGTTTGAATAAAAAATACAAAAGCTTAGAAGAGGTTTTAGAGCTATCTAGATCAGATTTTTATAGAATAATTAATGATGAAACTAGAGGCATGCACAACAGTATCGAAGAGATGATGCGACATGCACAGCGCTATTCAGAAGAACAAAAACGAGAAATTATTTCTCATGTCGATTCAAGAATTGATAAACTTCAAGCCAAGAAGGAGGTATTAAAAGGCTAACAATTTATAGTTAAAGAATGTCTACTATTTATAATATATGGCTTCATACACACCTCAGCAACTATATGGAACTGGTTCAGTAGGAGAGAATATCTCAGGTTCTAAATTATTTTTATTCACTAATCCAGATGGTTCTTCATACTTTACTATGGAAACTAACCGTAATAACAATGGAGCGTATGATTCTACTACTCCGGTTAATTTTTCAGGATCTTATAATACAACTGCATCTCAAGGTTTAATCACATCATCTTACATTGCTTCTGTGGTTGTTCAACCGGGAACTTCTTCTTTTGTATTTAGGCCCGGGCTTAATGTTATCTCTGGTTCAAATTATAAATTAAGAGGTACTGGGGGTTATAATCTAGATATTTACGATCCTACTACTTTATTTTCTTCTGGTCAAAAAGGGGTTTGGTTTGATGCTTCAGATATAACAACATTATTTCAAGATGCTGCAGGTACGGTTCCTGTAACAGCTTTGGGTCAACCAGTCGGTAGGTGGTTGGATAAGTCAGGTAACGGTAATCATGCCACACAAGTAACTGCAGGTCTTAGACCAACTTGGCAGATTGATAGTGATGGTTACTATAATGTTACATTCATTAAAGCTGGTCGACAATTAGTCACTCCTTCAATTGATTTTACAGCTACTGCTCAAATGTTTGTATGTGCTGGTATTAATGTTGAGGATTCAAGTTCTGCTGGTGTGGTAGCAGCTTTAGGTTCAGATATTAATTCAGTTAATGGATCATTCTTAATAGGTGCTCCCTCTGCAGTAGCGGATCATAGTTTATATTTAAGAGGTACTACTACTATTAGAGCGGCAGTTAATAACGTTGTCGATGGTGATGATATTCTAACCGGTATTTTTGATATATCTCAAGCTACTAAAGAACTTGAATTGATTCCTAGGTTAAACTACGTACAACTTACCGGTTCTCAAATTACCTGGACTGGTACAGATGCCGGCACAGGTAACTTTAGTAACCTCCCTCTTTATATAGGATCTAATAGCGGTGTTACAACTCCGTACGGTGGTAAAATCTACCAGCTTATAGTTAGGGGTGCTTTACCAACAGGCAATCAGCTTTACGCTACAGAAAATTACATTGATTACTTCCTAGATTAAACCCTACGGATATTTATCAGTAATTATGGCACCAGCAAAAGGAAAAACTAAGACCGCCTCTGTTATTGTAAAGTTTGCAAAACCGAAGGTTTCAAGAAAAGGCATTCATGCTAAGACTAAAATGTCTAAAAATAAAAATTCAAAAAATTACTGTAAGGTGTCTAGAGGGCAGGGTTAATTCTTGCTTTCCTCGGTTTTAGTTCGTACATTCAGCAAATGAATAGTGTATGGAGAATTATAGCCTTAAACCCTGAAAAACAAATCGGAGGGGTTTGGAGACTATCGGATGATAAAAAATTTCATATTGGTGATACTACACCACATGGTCCTATAGTGGGATTTGAGGTTAATAAAGGATCTATGTTAGTTAAATGCGGTAGAGCTAGACGACATGGTATACCGGAACTGTCTCATATGACCTTACTATTTTTACATGAACTTTCCTAAAAACCTTACTATTTATTATTAAAGCGCTTTTTAAGATGAATAAAGAATTTAGAAGAATGCAGAAACTTGCCGGTATCCTTACCGAAGGTTTCCAAGGACAATTTTATGCTCCTGAGTATTTAGAACAAAAATACGGTAAAGAAATGGCTTTAAAGATCCATCATGAAATTGATGAAATGGATGAGAATTCTTGGGATAGATTCACTGAATTTACAACCGCTAAGGAAGTTGAAGACTACATTTCAGATATTAAAGATAATCTAGGTCTTACTGAAAATATGGATAAGAAGCCTAAGAAGGCTGCTATGATGGGATCTGAGAAAGGTAAAATGAAAAAATCAGAATTCAAAAAGAAGATTAAGGAAGCAATTCTTGCTGAGAAAGCTTTAAAGGAAGATTTTGATTTAGATTCAAGTAACTTAGGTGGTGATAATGCTGCTACTATGGCTGCTGCTGCTGATATGGATAACTTGGATGAGACTTCTTATGAAGGTATGGAGAGAATGGACGGCCTTGTAAATCAGAATGATATACGAGCTTTCCTTAGCATTGCTGATAGAATCATGACACAACTACATAAGGAAGGTTTTGATTATGATGATATTATTAATTACTTATCAGAACTCCTAATCGATCCTCCTGCTGGTTCAATATCAGAAGCTAAAAAGAAAAAAGAAGAAGAAGCTCCTGAAGAGGAAGATGTAGATATTGATCTTGGAACTGATGGTGAAAACATTGATTTAAATCTTGATGGAGAAGAAGGAATGGACGATACTCAAGTAGATATGAATATGGATACTGCTGGTGATGTTGATGCTGGCTCTTCAGAATCTAAAAAAGCATTCAGTGAATTGACGGACGCTTATCGTGCAGCTAAGGAATTAGGTGATGAGAAATTGATTCGTCAAATTGCAAACACAATTACATACTTCAATAAAAATATTATCCTAAGTCAAGGATAAGCTTAACTCCAATACATACTAGAAGGGGTATCTTAGGGTATCCCTTTTTTATATAGGTTATATGATACTTTTACATGGATCCGAATACTATATTTAGTCTTTTTGATTCTGAACCTGAGAACCAGGGAAAAGAATCTACGAAAGAGATTACAAATCTCTCCGAGCATCCTTATGTACTTATGGGTCTATTTACTAGAATGATCATAAGAGGGGAAGAATCTATACAAAATACTATTCAATTCTTAGGGGTTATAGGTATAGATGGTCATTTTGATTTTGAAGCTAATACTGAATTGAGTAGGTATATGCTATATACAGCTGGCTTTAACCACTTATCTAAACTATCTTTAGAGGATCCTTTTCATCAGGATGTACTTCTCGAAAAAGCAGGAGCAGATTTTTTAACTGCTTGTGGTAAAGCAATTCAGTTCTTTCAAAGCAGGGAGGATTATGAAAAGTGTGCATTGATAAAGAAATTCAGTGACTTCACAAACTTTTCTCAAAATAAGTTGCCTTTGTAGTTTTTAACTCCTACCTTACATACATGGGGTTTGGGAAAAAAAGACAAGAGGACAAGAATAAGTTGGTTATTTAAAGAATAGTTATTATATTAAGTATATGAGATATAGAGACCAAGTAAATATCCAATTAGACATATTGGAAAATAATTTAAGATCATTAGAACAGATTGTTCAAACACAACAACCAATTAAAGATTATTTAGATACTATTCAAAGAACTAAAGATGTTCTTGAAAGAGTTAAAGGACTTATTAGTATTGAACCAATCTCTAATCAAGAAATTTCGGCTTAATCATGAATCTATCCGCAGAACAACTCCAAGCAAATTGGGAGGAATTTTTAGGTTATATTGACCGTTACATTTCTTCCCCTAGAAAAGAATCATTAAGATCTTTTTATAAAGATAGAGTAGATAGGTTTATTATAATGCCTGCTGCTCATACTACTAAGTATCACAATTGTTTTCCTGGAGGTTATATCGAGCACGTTAATCGTGTTATCAAAGCATCTTTGCATTTTGCAAAACTATGGGAAAAATTTGGATGCGATATGACTACATTCACAATTGAGGAATTAGTTTTCGCAGCTATCAATCATGACTTAGGTAAAGTAGGAGACTCTGAAAACGATCTTTATCTTCCAGGTCAAGATGAATGGAGAAGGAAGAACTTAGGTGAAGTTTATACTTACAATACAGCAGTAGGTTTTATGACAGTACCAGATCGTTCTTTATTCTTACTTCAGGATGCAGGAATTAAATATACTTTAAATGAAATGATCGCTATCAGGACTCATGATGGTTTGTATGATGACGCTAATAAGCCTTATTTGATTTCTAGAATGCCAGAAAGTAAACCTAAGTCTGCAATCGTTTATATTTTACATCAAGCAGACTTAATGGCTTCAGTAGTAGAGTTGACAGTCAATCCAGTGGAACAACCTAAGTCAAAACAATTCGGACTTTCAAAAGAAACAACAGCGAAGAATCCTGCAACACACCAGCAAGCTACTAAAAATAAAGCACTCTCAAATATAGGAAGTGAAGGCTTGAAAGGTGCTATGGACAATTTATTCAATTAATTATGACAGTATTAATCACCTTTCTCATCATCGCAGTCTTAGTTCTAAGTTATACGACTTACAACTTATTACGTAAAAACGAAAAGCAGGAAGATGTTTTAGCAAGTTACTTCCTTTATATGGATAAACTCTCTAAGATTATCGAACACAGCGATAAGCGTTTAAAAACCTTAGACACTAAAGGATCTTTCGAAAGTGATGATGAGATTGGTTGGTTTTTCGAACAAATTAAGGTTATTCAAGAACGTTTAAATAACTTTAAAATAATCGATGGAGACAAAGAATAAAAATTACTTCACTCATGATACTGAACTAGCTATCATAAGATATACTCTGTCAGAGGATCAAGCAGAGAGAAATAAGATATATAGGGAAGAGATTCACTATGCACTCTTTAAATTAACTCAGAACTTAATTCATACTTTTAAATTCTACTATACGGAAGAGACAAACCTAGAAGACCTTCAGCATGAAGTAATAACCTTTATCTTAACCAAACTAGGTAAATTTAACCCTGCAAACGGAGCTAAGGCTTATTCATACTTTGGTACGATTGCTAAGAGATACTTGATTGCTTCTAACCAGAAGAATTATAAAAAGAGGATGGAGTTACTATCTCTTGATAACTTAAACAGTGAACAGGAGGATGGTGAATATGTTTACGGTGATGTTTTAGACGCAAACGGTGAACGAGCAGACTCTGTTATAATACATCCAGTAGATGAAATCTCTGAATTCTTAGAATTATTCGTAGAGTATTGTACAGAAAATATTTATGAACTATTTCCTAAAGATGATGATGCAAAGATTGCAGATGCTATTTTAGATTTATTTAGAAAGAGAGAGCATATAACTATCTTCAATAAGAAAGCTTTATACATCTATATCAGAGAGCAGATTGATATTAAGACCCCTAGAATAACTAAAGTTGCAAGTGATCTAGGTGAAATCTACAAACAACAGTATGCTTTCTACCTAGAGAACGGATACACAAACTTCTAAACCGTACCGCTTTCTATTTATAAAAAATAGACTAATTATGAGTTTAGATAAATTAATTTTTAAAAATAAGAAGTTCGGAGATCTTTTAGAAGAGATTTACGATAATCAAAAAAAGAAGGAAAAGCAGATTTCAACTTTGATCTCTGAACTAAGACCTTTAATACAAGATACTGGAGATGCTACTTTGATCGTACCTATGATTAAGGAGTACTTGGAGATCGGAGTTAAGAACGATGATCAGTTAGTTAAACTAGCTACGATCATTCAACGCATAATACAAAACCAGGAGTCTGCAACAGACTCTTTTGGTATTTCAGAAGAAGAAAGAGAACAGTTGATGAAAGAGATCAACAACATTAAAGCAATAGAATAATGAAATTTGAAGTTGCAATAGTAGAAGATATAGTCTTAGACCAAACAAGTAAGTACTTCAGTAATGCAGGGGAATGGAATGGGGTAGGTACAGTAGCTTTTAAGAAAGTTAAAGGTGCTAACTACAACTCTAGAGGCTTTGCAAAACCCTACTTCCCAAACCTATCAAACTTCCCTTTAAAAAATGAATTGATTTACATCTTCGCCTTACCTTCACCAGATATACAATCAAATAATTACCAAGAGATTTATTACTACATTGCACCTATTAATATCTGGAATAGTAATCATCACAACGGGATACCCACTATTTTTGAGAATAAGGATCTACCAGACTCTCAGAGAAGAGATTATAAACAGACAACTTTAGGAGCAGTTAGTAGAGTAGAGGATGACAGTCCTAATATAGATCTAGGAACCACTTTTGAGGAAAAATCAAATATCAAACCGGTTAAGAAGTTTGAAGGAGATGTTGTACTTGAAGGACGATTAGGGAACTCTATTAGATTAGGCTCCACTAATCAACTTAATTCAAAACCATTAAATAACTGGTCCGCAGAAGGTTCTGCAGGAGATCCAATCTTAATATTACGAAACGGGCAAGGTGATACAGGATCAGTAGGATTCTTACCTACAGAGGAAAATATAAATCAAGATCCATCTTCAATTTACTTAACAACCACTCAGAAGATCCCGTTTCAAGCTGCAAGTACAAATTACTTCTCCTACAAAGAAAACACACCAACACTTCCGGATCAATATTCAGGAAAACAGATATTAATTAACTCAGGCAGGTTAATCTTTAATAGTTCTGAAGATCATTTAATGTTAAGCTCTGCAAAGACTATCAGCTTAAGTTCAAATTCTGGATTGAATATTGATACAAGTCTGGTGATCTTTCAAACTCAGAATATTTACTTAGGTACAAAATCAGCAACAGAACCTCTAGTGCTCGGAAATGCCTTAGAAACATTACTTACAGACATCGTAAACGTATTATTAGATATTTCAAAACAATCATTAACTGCAGCAAATTCTGGAGGTCCAATACCGACTTTAAATCAAAAAGCACCAGGATGGATTAAAACTTTAACAAAGTTAAAGAGCACAAGTATACCACTTATCAAATCAAAATACAATTTTACAGCTTAATGACACCTCAAGAATTAGAACAACAAAGACAGCAGGAAGCTGAGGTAAGATCAGCAGAGAAACGTGAAGCAGCTCTACGAGGCGCTTTAGCTGTAGGAGCAGTAGCAGTAACTGCTGCAGCTGCTTTTCTCCCTCTTGATAGAATAAATCAAACAATCAATGTAAAGATTGAAGATTTAAAATCAAAAGCAATTTCTACTTTATCAAGCCAAGCTGCTAAGCTAGGGATAACAGGACTTGAGACAGGAAATCCACAATTACCAGACCTTTGTCCATCTCAAGCAATCTTAGATCAAGTATTAGCAGTTAGGAATGCATTAGGCACTGATATTGAAAATACAGCAAAGTATATCAACATAGTAAACACTTCACTTCAGACTCTATCACCAATCATCAACACAACTGTAGAAACCTTAGATGTAGTAGATTTATTAAAAACCGCAACATCGGTAGCTAGTAAATTTGTATTTCCAATACCAGGAGCAGTAGGCTCCTTAATAAGTGATTTAGATGATTTAAGAACTAAACTTACCTTTAAGACAGATGGAACACCTAGACTGCCGGAGATTAAAAGAGCAATACAACTAGGATCTCAATATACTTCCAGTGCTGCTTTGATACTACAGTCAATCTTAGCATTACTTAAGGCTATAGATTTAGTACTTGAAAAATGCGGTAAACAACCAAACAAACTAGGAGCTGATGTAGATACACTACTTAGTACAATTAAACTTGCTGAGACCTCTAATATACAATCAACCTATCAAGGATTCACGTTTGCCATAGTAGAGAAACCGTTTAATAGTAATCTAAATCAAAAGATCGGACAAGCTAAAAATAGTCAAGGAATTGTACTTCTACAGACAGAACCTTCATTCACTCAAGACCCTCAAGTATTAATAGAGGAGTTAAAATTAATAATAAACAGAGATAATCTAAAAGCCAATTAAGAAATATTTATAAAAGATGGATATCAAAACATTAAAAAAACTAATCAAAGAAACTGTTAAAGAAGCAATTCAAGAAGAATTGAAAGACGTTCTACTGGAAGCCTTAAGGTCTTCAAAAGCAGTTCCTGTAGGTGTAGGCGGTTATGGACAAGTTACGGAGACATACACACAACCGCACGTACAGCCAATACCAACGGCACCTGTTGTTAATACTAGAGAAAAGTATGCAACACTACTAAACGGTATGTTAGATTCTAGAAACGGAAACATCAACGTAGGGTCAAATGACGCTCTAAACTTTGGAGCTTCTCAAGAATATAGACCACCAGTAGCTGCTAATACAGCTGCAGAAGGATCTTCTTTACCAGCAGGTGAAGTAAACCTAAACCAAATAATGGGTCTAATGACTAAAAGATAATGGCATTTGGTGCAAAGAGAATATATCCTATAGATTTAAATGCTAGAAAAGCAGTTGGAATATCTTTGCCTTTTAGCGCTAACGCAGTCTTCAAACCTACATATACAACTAAAGATGCTATTAGAAATAATTTAATTAATTTTTTACTGACAGGACAAGGGGAGAGAGTTTTTAATCCTAACTTAGGAGGAGGTATACAGAAGTATGTTTTTGAACAATCTAACCAAAACTCAGTTGCGGAAATCCAAAACTACATAGAATCCATAATCACTAAATACTTCCCGAACATACAAGCAGTTGTAGAATTAGCAGCTAGTTCTGACTACAATACTTTTTTTATCACAATCACATACAGTATAATTGATACTGGAATAAATGATACAATACAATTAAATATAAACAATGGCTGAAAATAGAGACATAAAATACTTCAACAGGGATTTTGCAGGATTGAAGAACCTGTTAATAGATTTTACTAAGACCTATTTCCCAAACACTTATAACGATTTTAGCCCTTCTTCACCGGGTATGATGTTTATGGAAACATCTGCATACGTAGGAGATGTACTATCTTTTTATTTAGATAATCAAATACAGGAAACCTTTGTACAGTATGCGAGACAGGATAGTAGTATCTACAACCTCGCTTATATGCTTGGATATAAACCTAAGGTTACTAAAGCTGCTACAGTGAATGTAGATTTCTACCAACAACTACCAGCTAAACTATCAGGCTCAGTATACATTCCAGATTTTGATTATGCACTATACTTCCCGGAAAATACACAAGTAAGAGATTCATTAGGTGATTCAACATTTTTAGTTCAAGATAGCGTAGATTTTACAGTATCTAGCTCTCTAGATCCAACTGAAATAACAGTATACCAGATATCTGCAGGAAATCCACAATACTTTTTATTAAAGAAAACCAGGAAAGCAATATCTGCTCAAATACAATCAGAAACATTTAGTTTCGGTGCACCACAATCATTCTCAACAGTCACTCTTACAACTCCTAGTATAATTGAAATACTAGATGTAACTGATTCTGAAGGTAATATTTGGTACGAAGTTCCTTACTTAGGTCAAGAAATGGTATTTAAATCACTAAAGAATACTAATGAAAATGACCCTAACAATACCCTTGGTACAGATGCACCCTACTTATTACAACTGGAGAAAAAAGCTAGACGTTTTGTAACTCGTTTTAGATCTAATACTAATTTAGATATTCAATTTGGAGCCGGAACAACTAACGCAGTTGATGAAGTTATAACACCAAACGGTAATAATGTAGGTTTAGGATTACCTTATGAGCAATCTAAACTAACAACAGCATTTGACCCAACCAACTTCCTTTATACAGATACTTACGGTATTGCACCTTCTAACACAACTCTAACAGTTAGATACTTGACAGGAGGAGGTGTAGCAGCTAATATAGAAGCAAGCACCTTAAATACAATAAGTACAACTACAGGTATCGCTTTTACTAATAGCAACCTAAATACTGCAACTGCAAACTATATTTTTAGCACAATCGCTATTAATAACCCAGTAGCAGCAGATGGAGGATCTGATGGAGATACTTTAGAGGAAATCAGACAAAATACACTAGTAGCTTATCAATCTCAATTAAGAAACGTAACTCCTAATGATTATTTAGTTAGAGCATTATCAATGCCATCTACTTACGGCTCAGTTGCTAAAGCATTTATTGAACCAACTAAAGCAAGTACCTCTACACTGCCCGGTGAAATTCCAAGTACCTTAACCTTGTATACATTAGGTTATGATACAAACAAAAATTTAAGAACAGTTTCTAATACAATAAAACAAAATCTAGCTACCTACTTGTCTGAATATAGAATGGTGGGGGATAGTGTAACTATAAAAGATGGCTTTATCATTAATATAGCAGCAGATTTTGAAATTGTAGTTAGACCAAATTACAATAGTAATGAAGTAATCCTTAACTGTATTAACCAATTAAAAACATATTTTAAAATAGATAATTGGCAGTTTAACCAGCCTATTATGTTAAAAGATCTTTACATACTACTAGACCAAGTAGCAGGAGTTCAGACAGTCAAGAATATAAGCATCAGTAATAAATCAGGAGAAGCTTCAGGCTACTCCAAATACTCATACGATATAGGGCCTGCAACTCAAAGTAGTGTAATATATCCTTCTTTAGATCCAAGTATTTTTGAAGTTAAATATCCAGATAGCGATATCAGAGGTAAAGTTGTACCCTTATAATAAAAATTAAATGGCAGTATATAAACTATTCCCGACAGCAGATGCAACTATCTATTCTGGATACCCTACGATGAACACAGGGTTAGATGAAATCTTAGATGCTTCAAGTAATTATAAAGTTACTCAACTACAGGTTGAAGGAAGCTACCCACAAGCCTCTAGATTCTTAATTAAATTTGATCAATCAGAAATACAAAACACATTTAGTAGTCTAATAGGAATAAAAAGCTGGCAAGCAAACCTTAAGTGCTTTGTAGCAAATGTTACTGGAATCAATAATACAACTACACTAAATGTAAACGCTCTTGCAGAAGATTGGGCAATGGGTACTGGTAAGTTTTTAGATTCACCAGAGAATAGTACAGGAGTATCTTGGATCTTTAGATCTTTTTCAGGCAGTAATGCTTGGACAACATCAAGCTTTGTAGCCGGAACAACAGGTTCTTATAACCTAACACTTAATCCAAATTCAAGAGGAGGAGGGGTTTGGTACACAGGATCACAGGCAAGTCAAAGTTTCTCATACTATTCTGATTTAGATATCGATACTAATATCACATCGATAGTAACTAGGTGGTCTTCTAGTGCTTTTACAAATTACGGAGTAATAGTAAGACAGAGTAGTTCACAAGAGTTTATAAGCAATATACTACAGCAGAATGTAATAAGGTATTTTTCAAGAGATACTCATACAATCTACCCTCCGTGTTTAGAATTAAAATGGGATGATTCAGCCTATACTACAGGTTCTCTACCTGCTATCACAAGCACACCAACAACTGTTGCAGTTGATAATAACTTAGGAGTATTCTATTCAGACAGTGTAAATACATTTAGAGTAAACGCTAGACCTACTAACCCGCCAAAAATCTGGCAGACTGCATCTTTATTCACTATAAATTATGCATTACCGCAGACGACTTATTACGCAATCAAAGACTTAGATACAGACGAGTTCGTAATTGATTTCGATTCTAATTATACAAAAGTGAGCTGTGATTCAATTGGTAACTATTTTACACTCTACATGAATGGTTTAGAACCTGAAAGATATTACAAAATATTAATTCGCAGTACTGTAGGAGCAACTACAACAGTATTCGATAATGATTATATTTTTAAAGTAGTAAATGGATAATGGCAGAAACAATAAGTATAGAAGTAACAGGTTATAATAGAGTAGAATTAGGTAAAACAATCAATACCTCTTTCAGTGAGTTTGCACCTACAACTACTACACAAACAGCAAATATAGCAGTACCAACAGTCTCTGAGTTTTTCACAGACTACTCTACTCTTTTTTACGATATACCTAAAACAGGGGATATAAACTCACACGAATATCTAGTAAAGCAAAGCTCAGAGTATATTGGAGGTGCAGCAATAAACGGTGATATTGAAGCTTTACAAGCAGAGATAACAAATTTAAGACAAGAGAACTTGCAATTACAACAATATATTAATAACTTACAAACACCTAAATAATGTCTACTCCTAATATACTCCCCGTATTACCACTAAATTTAACCGGACAAGATTTAGCTCCAGTAGATGCAAGCACTGTATCAAGCATATCTTTAGAGAGTGCATTCGATACTAGTACAGATATAATAGAGGCTTATCTTTATGATAGCAACGATAATTTTATATCAAGAATCACAACCAAATATTCAGTAACAAGCGGGATTGTATCAGATACACTAGTATCGCAGTTGGTTATAGATCCTGCTACTGATTTAACAGGTAATGGTTATACACAGGGCAAGTATAAAATTAACTATAACTTCCTAAGAAATATCATTCAAGGAGGGCCTTTATTTAATATTACTCAAATATCCTCCGATAGAACGGAATTAAGAATACAAAATACATCTTACACTGATGCACAAAATCAAGCACTGGTAACTACCTTACAGTCGATATTAAATACCGGCGAATTATTTAAAGGCTTTTACTTAGACTTTGGATCTGACACTATTTTACTAGTTGTCAATGTTGAGTACATACAAGGTAGTATCGTATTAAAACTATATGAAGCTTTACCTTTTAATTTAGTAGTTAAATCTAATTTCTCTTTTATAGAGAAAATATCAGAACCGCAAGCTTATAGTTTAGAATTCCCTCAAGAAGAAATTATTATAACTAATAGTGAAACCTTAAGAGGTCCTAACCTAAATATAAACATACAAAATAAAGTAAACAACTCTACCGATTTTCAATCTGCAGGAACATTACTAAATGCTTCTACCGCAGCACTTACAAATCAATTACAGAGTATACTTGTAGAAAAAAGAGCAGAATTAAATACAGATTATTCTAATTATTCTAATTTTGTATTCTTTAGTTCTGCTGAACAGAGACTTGCAAACTTTTATTATAAAGCTTCTCAGATTCAAAATTATAATAATCAGATAGCAATACTAAATACCGTACCACTTACAACGGAAGTTTCAAGCAGTATTGTAACATATCAAAGACAGATAAGTTCTATAATTACAAACTTTGACGGGTATGATTATCACCTATATTTCGAATCGAGTTCAACAACTTGGCCAAAATCAAACTCAACACAGCCCTACATTCTTTATTCAACAGGTTCTGCTCAAGTAACAACTTGGTATAATAATCAAGCAGATTCCGCATCTCTATATGATGAATTCAATCAGAATTATATCTACAATATTTATCCAAACTATATCGTAGAAGACCCTGATAACGACCAGTTTAAATTATTTAACGATGAAGTAGCTCAAATGTTTGACCAAATTTGGTTATACACAAAAGCTCTAGAAAATAGACAGGATGGTGATAATAGTTTAGGAGGGGGTATTTCTGTAGATTTAGTTGCAGATGCTTTAAGATCTTACGGTGTTGAACTTTACGAGAGTAATTTTACAAATAGTGATCTTTATACTTCTTTCTTAGGAATCACACCAGGAGGTTCTACCTTGCCGCCAACAGGTAGTGAATTAATTACAAACTACGTCACTGCGTCTGCAGAGATGACTCCCTATAATGATGCTCAAAAATTAATTTATAAAAGACTATACCACAATTTACCTTATCTTTTAAAGAAAAAAGGAACGGTTGCAGGTTTAAGAGTACTATTAAATTGCTTCGGTATCTCAGATACCATCATTAGAATAAATGAATTTGGGGGTAAAGATGAGAATTCAAGCACTTGGGATAACTGGCAGAATGAATTTAGTTACGCTTTTGATACCTCAGGTTCTAATTTCGTTACATCTTCTTTTGTATTGAATTCAAGCTGGGGAGCTACTAACAATAGACCTCAAGCAGTTGAATTTAGATTTAAAACAACAGGAATACCAGCATCCAATAGATACACTCAGAGCTTATGGTCCACAGATACAGGGACCGCACTAGTACTTAAATACACAGGCTCTGCGAATCTCTCAGGTTCTTACTCGGGTTCAGTAGTAAATAAGTACAACAAGTATGGCGTATTAGAATTCTACCCTGATACCGCAGACCTAACAACAACTGCGAGCATCTTTCTGCCATTCTTTGATGGAGGTTGGTGGTCTATTTTAATAAATAATCAAGGGAGTAATGTCTTTACAGTTTACGCTAAAGATAAAATTTACGAAGGAGTAGACGGCAATACTTTAGGATTTCAAGCAAGCGGATCAGTCACAAAAGCAAATAACTGGGCTACTGCTGCAACATCCTACTTCGCATCATCTTCTTTCCCAGCAAGTATCTTTTCTGGTTCTTTACAGGAATTAAGGTATTATAAAAACGCTTTGATAGAGGATGCTTTTAATGCATACGTAATGAATCCTTCCTCAATAGAAGGTAACAGTTTAAATAGCGGTTCTACTGAATTAGCATTTAGAGCAACACTAGGAGGGGAGCTTTATACAGCTTCTATCTCAGTGCATCCAAAAGCTGCAGGAGGTTGGATTACAACTTCATCTTTTGCTTCTAATAGTAACTTCTACTTTAAAACGACACCTACTTTTGTTACAAATACAGAAATAGTATATTATGATCAAGTACCGGCAGGTATTCAAAATCCAATATCTGATAAGATTAAAATAGGTAGAATAATACTACCTCCTTCAGGATCTACAAACATACCGGCAGAGACTGTTTTATCTCCTTTCAGATCAATACAGCAAAAAACTACTGCTCAAGAAACAGTTACTAGAGATGTTAATTATGTTGAAATTGCTCTATCACCACAGAATGAAATCAATGAAGATATTAACTCATCTTTAGGATTCTTTAACATAGGGGAGTATATCGGAGATCCAAGATTTATATCTTCAGATATTCCATACTACGTAGATTTAGATACATTCTCAAAAAATTACTTCTTAAAGTATACAGGCAATTATAACTGGAATGATTATAACAGATTAGCTAAGTATTTTGATAATGCAGTCTTTAGAATGATTAAAGATTTTATTCCTGCAAGAGCAGGGGTATCTGCTGGACTCGTAATCAAACAACATTTACTTGAGAGAAACAGATTAAGACCTGCTCAAGCATCTTATACTCAGCCGGAATATACCGCATCTGTTACGTCTGCAGCTAGAGACTATCAACCAGGTGCTATTGAGGTTTTCACAGGCGGTGCCGGAGGATCAGTTAACACCTTAATCAATACATCACAATCATGGTCTTCTTCCTTAAACACTAAGGCAGGGATAGTAAATCAAATTAATTCTTCAGAGTATGAATTTTATAATGGAGAATACTCTGGATCAACTATTGATGTAATTAGAGGTAAATTACAAGACAATCCACTGTTAGGTATACAATATCAAGCATCAATTGGTGATCTACAAGACTTCACAGTTAAAGCAAGTTCTCAAATAATATCAGCTAGCACTCCATTTTTGGGAGGAGGGTTTGGCTCCGGGACTATTAAATTCGATACGTTAACTAAAGCATCCTCTTATTATAACACAGGTACGTACTCATATTCCCCTGGTTTTTACAATCTAGTTGATATAAATATTAGCGTATCGGGAAGTACAATTAATTCTTCTGGAACTGATGTTTTAACTATTTACTTAGATAAAGATGGAACAACATTAGCTTTTACTCAGTGGAGTATAGGAATTGGGTCTCAATTTAACCCTAAATTAACTATTAGTAGTCTACCTCTAGAAAGTGGTAGTTATTCAGTAAAATATATTTACAATGGAGGAAATACAAATGTTAGTTCTTCATTAAACATTCTCTCAAGCTGGACTCTATCAACAACAAATACTTTCGCACAATCAACCTACTATTTAGATCCTACAATATTTACTCAGCAGAACTTCCCAGGAAATATTAATGAATATTCAGACTATAATAGTTTATTAAATAACGTTTATTCTAATAGAGTATCAAATAAATATTACGATGTTGATTATAGTAACGACTTGACAAACCCAGTAAACTTTAAATCAATCATAAGTCAGTCAGCACTCTACGCACAAGTACAAGATTCAAATTATATTCTTGGAAGCGCATGGGGAAAAGCAAGATACTCTGGAACTAAGTTGACAAGTGCTACCTACAACAAATTTACAACAGGAGATATCTCCTACGGACAGAAAGCAGTAATTGATAACTACTCAGATTACTTCGCAGTATTCTCAAACAATGCCTCAGCATACCCTGAATACCCAGAGGGTAGTAACTTTAAATTAATCGCTATCCTAGATACAACTGGGCAGATATACTCCTTAACAGGGGATAACCAATACTTAGGGTTTGTATCCAATATATTTAAAAAAGGAACCTCAGCAATTGCTTATGCTAAGGATGTGAGTAATCAAAATACAGCAACTAACTTAACTATAATAGAAGGTGGAGCTGTATATAATACAATTCTGTATAAATCCGGGTCTAATAGTAGCAATGAAGGATTTATTGCAAACTACTCTTCTAGTCAACCAGCCTATACAGCATCCTTAGCTCTTGTAAGTGGACCTAGCTTAAGAGATACCGGTACTGCGAATATAGGGTGGATCTACAGTTTAAATAATAATACATCATCACTAGGAGCTTTAGATCCTATTAGATCCTACGGTATACCTTTGGGTAGTAATGTAGGTATTTATAACAAAAGGACAGGGCAGTACATAACTGCTTCTCCATATCCTTTCGTTGATGGAGCTTTATCTTCAAGTATTAGTCAACAAGACACATATTTCCCTCTGCAACCTAATGACTTTGTGCGTTTCGGATATGAGCCAGATAGCCCTTATGGTGTTGATGGGGCATTTAATACTGGAACTTTAACACAAATAAAAAGCATCACCACAGGATCAGATTATAATCAAACTAGTATTTTAGGAATTTTGAACCTAAACTCCATACCGGTAACTGCAAGACAAAACTATAGAATCTTCAGAAGAGTACCAGACGAAACATCAGTAGTAGTCTCTACCAACCCTCAAATAAACATTACCTCAGGAGAGGTAGGTATTTTAATACCAGAAAACTTTAATCCAAACTACGATCCGATAAGTATAGCCAAAGCAGCTGGCCTTATTTCATAAAAGTTCATACATTCACATATTTATAATATATTATGGCATACCTAAATAATACAGCAGTCACAGTTGATGCAATCTTAACAAAGAAAGGAAGAGAACTTCTTGCCAGAGGCGATGGTTCTTTTAGAATTACACAGTTCGCATTATCAGATGATGAAATCGATTATACACTCTATAATCCATTACAACCATCCGGTTCAGCATTCTACGGAGAAGCAATTGAAAATATGCCTCTTTTAGAAGCATTTCCTGATGAGACTCAAATAATGAAATATAAACTTGTAACTCTTCCAAGAGGTACAGCTAGAATGCCGGTTTTAAATTTAGGTTATTCTTCAATTACTTTAAAGCAAGGTGCTGGTTTATCGATTACTCCGCAGACTTTGAATTATCTTTCACAAACTTCATTATATGAAGCTTCAGGATATACATTCACAATCTCCGATGTAAGGATATTCAATAACTTTACAGCAGTAGGTATTAATACACCAGACGTTGTAGCTGCGAATTCAACTACTACAGTAGGTACTAATGTATCTAAGACAGTAATTGGAACTACCTTGAATATAAGTGCAACAACAGTCAATACATTATTTGGAGGTAATACTTCATTATCTGCAACCTTGCAAGTAATCGGTAGAGACTCTGGAGCAAGATTGCAAATCCCAGTAACAATTGTTAAAACAAACTAAGATATAAAAGATGTCATATAAAAGACTAGACCCAGAAGATTTCTTGGTAAGCATAGATTCAGTAACCGCAACAGCTTGGTCAACAAATTCACCAATCCTGAGCACCTTTTTTACATCCTCAGTAACATCAACCAATGATGTATATTATAAGAATGTATTCCAAACCGCATCTACAGCATCAGGATCAGCAGTTCAGTTTGCAATCGCTTACGGAAATAAACAAGGATCAGGAAGTGCAAACTTTAATGATTTAGTAGTAGGTATCACGCCGACTAGAACGGTTTACGGTCAGTATCGTAACTTAGTTTACGGAGATGAAAATGCAAACTTTATTTTTGGAACAGTAACAGCATCCGATTTCTGGGCGATTAATATTGATAGAGCAAGATATAAAGAGCATCTTTTAAAAGGCACTTTTAATTTAAAATTATCAGGATCTTATAACTTACAGTTAACAGATAATTCCGGAATGGTATCAACAGATACTTACTTGGATTGCGGAAGAGTATATCAAATCATCTCAGGTTCAAACGGAGTAGCATTTACGGGAACTGGATATTCTGCTTCTTCAGGATCATACGGATTATTTTTACCGGATATCGCAACTATCCTACTAAATCCCTTAGCGTTATCACAGTCAATCAATCTAGTACCTACAGGATCATCTGATATCAACGAAGATAATATTGGTAGATTATTTAGAGCAATCTCAGGATCTAGTGCAGCTTCTTTTCAACTAAACAGTGAAGAGACAGTAACATCTGATTTTGTATTTGTGAGATCAAGAAATGCAGAATTCAACTACTCAGAAAATCCATCTTTCATTTCAGGATCAACTGGGGATGTTTTATACAGTGCATTCATTAATTCACCACAAACCTATATTACAACTGTAGGATTTTATAACGATACTAACGATTTATTAGCAGTAGCTAAATTGTCTAAACCTTTAACTAAAGACTTTACAAAAGAATCTCTAGTTAGAGTTAAGCTTGATTTCTAAAATGAATGAGTGCATACAAACAATTACTAGCTTCAGATATAATAGTTACTCCCTTTGAAGTAAATAAAAGCTTCACTTTTAGAGGTGCTGCTGCATTTACAGGGTCAGATGTTGGTATTGATAGATTTCTTGGACAGAATATACAGGGTTTATTCTCCTTAAGCGAAAGTACAACCGGACAAGTAACTTCTGAATACAGGAGGTTAATTTACAATTCTATTAAGGAACTCTATTTCTCTAATTACCTTAGTGCAAGCTACGGAGATCCAGTATCAGTACCATTCACAATACCGGGTAATGATGCAGCAGGTAATGTTTTAGTAGGTTCAACTTCAAGTGCAGGAAGGTATGAGAATTATCTAGAAAATACATTAACATATGCTAGATACTTCCCAACAGCTTCTAATGCAATTATTGGTGTTATTTCGATACCAAGTAAGTTATTTGGAGAAAAAATACAACCAGGTTCTTTTAAAATACAAGGACCCTCCGGTAGTATTACGGATGACGGAAACGGAAATCTAATGACAATTGGAAATGAAATTTGCGGTATTATCACATACCAACATGGTCTAGCAGTTATAACCTCAGATGCATCCTCAGGATCACTTTACGGATTTGCAAATTATGGAGTAGATACCTACGGAGGTAATGATACTAATTTTGTAACTAGTTTTATATCTGCACCTAACGTTACCTGTTCCTTCTCTAGTTCATATACTATTTTTGAAACACAATATAAGTGTACAGTAGAAACTTCTGAATTTAATTTTAGCCTAAACCCTAGTTTAATATCAGGATCTACAGACGGTACACTCTACGGTTTTGTAACAGCATCTTATTTTAATCCATACGTTACAACAGTAGGACTTTATAATGAAGCACAAGATTTAATAGCAGTGGGTAAGCTTGCACAACCTTTACCAACTAACAATACTACAGATTTAACAATTTTAATTAACATCGACAGATAAAAATATGCCCAATTGGATTTACGAAGATAAAGAGGTTGTAGAAGAATATCAATTTGATGAAAAAGCAGTCGGGTTTGTTTATATGATAACAAATATTGAGACTGGTAAGTTTTATATTGGCAGGAAAGTATTCACCAACACCCTTACTAAAAAATTAACAAAGAAAGAAATCTCAGAACAATCCGGCCCAGGAAGAAAACCAACCAAGAAAAAAGTTAGCAAAGAATCTAACTGGAGAGAATATTGGGGGTCCTGTAAACCACTACTTGCAGAAGTTAAGGAGATCGGAGAAGATAAATTTAAAAGAAATATTTTAAAGTTGTGTTTCACTAAAAAACAATTAACTTATTATGAAATTGCATACCAATGTAAATATGACGTACTTGAAGTTAATTCATACAATGATAATGTAATGTCGAGAATTTTTCGAAAAGACTTGCTCTTACCGGAATAAGTTCGTATATTTAATTAATGATCAATCATCTACTAGTAAACCTAGTAAATAGTGTTTTAGGAGCAGGAAAAGCTACATCGGGGGATAATTATTCGTATCCATGTCCTTTCTGTAATCATTACAAACCGAAGTTAGAAGTTAACTTTAAGGAGAATGAGGAAGGCATTAACCACTGGCATTGCTGGGTCTGCAATAAGAAGGGTAAAAAATTAGTTAGTTTATTTAAAGCTGTTTCTGCTCCTGATCACAAAATTCAAGAACTTAAGTCGTACGTTAAGATTTCCTTTCAGGAAGAGCACGGAGTTAAAACTGAAGCATTAGCATTACCTAAAGAATATAAAGCATTATATGATGCTGATACTAAGGATGTTACTGTCAGACAGGCACTACGTTACCTAAAGGAGAGAAACATAACACCGACTGATATTAAGCGTTACAACTTAGGATATTGTGAATCAGGTCGATACAAAGATATGATTATCATTCCTAGTTATGATGAACATGGAAGCTTAAATTATTTTGTAGGCCGTAACTTCGGACCTACAGACATTAAATACAAAAACCCTCAAGCATCTAAAAATATTATTGGTTTCGATTTACTAATCAACTGGGATAGTCCAATTGTATTATGTGAAGGAACCTTTGATGCAATGGCAATCAAGCGAAATGCAATACCACTCTTAGGTAAAACATTACCGGAGAAACTAATGAAAAAAATAGTATCTTCTAGTGTTAAACAAGTTTTTATTGCATTAGATAATGACGCATTAAAACAGGCATTAGAGTATTGTCAAACCTTATTAAACCACGGTAAAGAAGTGTTTCTAGTTGATCTCAATCAAAAAGATCCTTCCGAGCTTGGCTTCACTGAATTCACTAAATTATTACATAAAAGCCTTCCACTTACTTTTAGAGTATTGATGGAAAAAAAGTTTCAATTATGATTGAAAAAAACGAAAACGTAAAAGACAAAAGAGTTCAAAGGTTAATCCATCCAGATTCAACCGCTCGCCAAATCACTCTACAGGACTCTAGATACTATCAGAGAAAAGAAGGAATTTTTTATCCCTCTGTAACTACTGTATTATCTTATTTTCCTAAAGATAAATTCTTTGAAACTTGGTTAAAAGAAGTAGGAACAAACGCTGATATCATTATGAGACGTGCCGGAGAAGAAGGTACACAGGTTCATACTGCTATCGAATCTTATTTAAAAGGTGAGGAAGTTCATTGGTTAAATGAATGGGGAACTACTAAATACAGTCTTAAAGTTTGGCAGATGATTTTAAAATTTGTTGAATTCTGGGAAACTTACAAACCAACTTTAGTAGAATCTGAGGTTCATATTTTCTCTGACGAATTAATGATTGCAGGTACTGCCGATTTAATTGTTGAGATTGAAGGTGAACTTTGGTTACTTGATATTAAAACTTCAAATGCTATTCATGATACTTTTGACTTACAACTTGCCTGTTATGCAAGCGGCTGGAATGAATGCTTTGATAGACCAATTGACCGTATGGGCATTTTATGGCTGAAAGCAATGACTAGAGGTGAAAGCAAGAAAGCAGATAAGATGCAAGGTAAAGGATGGGAAGTTAGAGAAACAACAGAACCTCTAGAAGAAAACAAAAGAATCTTCAAACATTTATATGAAATCTTTAAAATAAAGCATCCAGAGCTTAAGCCACACACAGAAGTATTACCTACCAGCATCAAACTGAAAGGGTGATATTTATAACATATGATCAAGCTTACCTCTCTTTTAAAACAAATCTTAAACGAGGGCGGTAATGTTTTTGGAACAACCGCATCAATTAAAAAAGAAAACATAGAACCTACAATGGAGAAATTTGTGGAGGTGCTTGGGAATATTTTTCCTAAGAAAGCCTCTACATTTAAATCCTTTGAAAAATTAGGTTCAGCAGGAAAAAAAGATATCTCTGGAGACATTGATTTATCTTATGATGTAAAAAACTTCATAAATAATGATAAACCAGACTTTGAAGGTTGGGGTATTGATCCAACGGAATTTAACGCATTATCTGAGAAGATTGCTAAGAGAGCAAGAACAGCTACTCCAGCTCAGGTTGCATTAAGAGCAATGCTGGAACTTATATCAAATAAAGTTAACGAAGCAACCGCAACAATTGAATCAGATCCTAAATCTGCAGCTAACGGTTCTCTATTCTTTGCCTTTCCGCAGTATAATGAAACAGGACAAGAACTACCAGAAAGCGTTCAAATCGATATTAATGTAGGAAATCCAGAGTGGCTAAGATTCAGTTACTATTCAAATCTATATAAAGGAAATGTTAAGGGTTTACATAGAACACAATTACTTGTAGCTTTATTTACAAACAAAGGTAAAGTATTCAAACATGGACAAGGAATCTTAGATAAAGAAACTAGAGAAGTAGAAGCAGAAACCCCTAAACAAACTTTAGAGTTAATGAACAAGCTCTACGGAACTAATATCACTCAAGACATTCTTAATGATTATTTTGAATTAATAGATTATTTAAAATCTAATTTATCTAAGGAAGATTTAAATAACATCTACGATACATACTTAAAAATACTAGACTCAACTAGAGCAGATATTCCTGAAGACTTACAAGATTACTGGATTAAAAACCAGAACCGGTTAGGTTTAAAAGGTAAATTCTTACCAGAAGATTCTAATTTAACAAAATATAAAACAGCATAATGTCAGGTTCAGCAGGAGGTAATCGCATACCAAGATCAGCTGTCGAGAAGACGGTTCAAGAATATATTGATAAGGTATTAAGTAAAGTACCTGGCTTTAAATCTGCTAAGGTTTCTGGCTCATATAATACTTCTGCTAAGGAAGACTTTGGTGATATTGATTTAATTACTTCTTTTGAAGGAGAAGACAAGAAAGAATTTAAAAAGCAGCTTGCTAAGTACTTAGAATCACTTCCGGATGACATAATCGTTCCTTTTAAGAGTGAAAAGTATAAAGGCAAAAAAACCATGAATACTGGAGAGATTGTAACAATCTTATATCCGATTGCAGGAATGCCTGGTGAATTCGTTCAAGTCGATAACATAATTGCTTTATCGGAAGAAGAAGGTGACTTTAAAAAGACTTTCTTAGATTATCCGGCAGAGATTCAAGGTTTAATTTTAGGTTTAGTTAAGGTAGTTACTTTAGAGGAAGATCCTAATAAAGTACTCGCTAAGATGGGTATCAAGAATATCCCTACATTAGAACCGAATCAGGAATATGAATTTAATTTATCATCAGCAGGTTTAACTCTCAGAATTGTAACCTTAGACGAAGACTATAAACAACTTGATAGAACAGAAGTTTGGAAATCAAGCAACTGGACGGATGTAAAGAAACTACTTTCTGATTATAATATTGACCAATCATTCAAGGATTTAGTTTCTGATCTTAAAAAACTAAAAAATCCTAGATCTAAAAATAGAATTAAAGGCATTTTTAAATCGATGGTATCAATTAAATCCGGGGAGGTTAATACTCCTAAAGGTGATAATAAACAAATGGCTTTAGATACGGTTGCAACCTTAGAAGAAAAATACGGTTCATTTATTGTAGATCTTATAAGACCAATCTTAGAAGCTGAAATAGGGAAACAAACCATTGCAGTATTTCCTGGAGCATTCAAACCGCCTCATGCCAGTCACCTAAAAGCAATTCAGGTAATTGCACCGAAGGTTGATAAGGTTTATGTCTATGTTTCAAAACAGCCAAGAGTAAAAGAAGGTCAAATACCCGTTGATGCAAGTCAGGCAATGGCAGTTTGGGAGCTCTATAAGCAAAAAGGCCTTGTCCCAGACAACGTTGAAATTAAATTAGCACAAAATGCAACTCCGGTTTTAGATGCATATCAAGAAATGGAAGCACATCCGGAAAACAAGTACCTTGCCGTTTTCGGAAAAGATGAAGAGGATCGTTGGAAGAGTGTTGAGAAGAACAGAGAAAAATACGGACACGTAACCCCGGTCAATATTGGTAACCTAAAAGGATTATCTGCCAGCGGATTAAGAACTGCTATTAAGGATAAAGACTTACAAGCAATTGAGACTTTCTTACCCAAAGGAGTAACAGCTAAAGAATATATTCAGGCTCTTTCTAAAGGAAAAAAAGAAGACCTTACTGAAGCATATAAAGGAAAAAGAACTAATAACGGGGCACCTGGAACTTTCAAAGCAAAGATCACAAAAGCATACGGCGGTGATGTAACTATTGAAAAAGCTAAGAAGTTTAAAAATAGAGAAAATGCAACTGCATTAGATAAGCAGCAGGCTAACTGGTTTATCAATTTTCATTCTAAGAATGAGAACTTAAACGAAGTAGGTGAAGCAAATTTAACACCATATAAATGGCAAGAATTAGATATGAAGGATTATGTAGTTTTTGCTCGTTTTGTAACAGATAGTGAAACCCAATACGATGTAAATTTAACAGTTACTAAGTATGTTGATGATGATTTTAATAATCTTAAAGCCTTAGAAATTGAATTTACTGCTAAACCTAAAGGAGCTGAAGGTTCATCTGCTAAAATAGTAGTTAATAAAGGAGAACTCTACAAAGTGATGTCTACTATAGCAGATATAGTTAAACATTACGTAAAACACTACGAAGCTAAAGCCATCATATATTCACCGGCTAAAAAATCAGATGAGGAAGATTTTGGTACTCAAAGAGATCAGCTGTACAGAGTATTTATTTCTAAAGCTATACCGGGAGTAAAATTTGAAAAAAATGTAAACTTTATAGCAGCTATTTTGCCTGATACCCTTAACGAACTAGTAACAGATACAGAAGTTATTTGTGATAAGTGCGGATGGACATGGAAAATAGCAGACGGCGGAGATGATCCATATACCTGCCATAACACATTACCAGGCGGTAGTGTATGCGGACACAATAATGACCCTGACCTTTTTGAAGCACCTAACCCGGAAGCAGGATCTGCTATACCATATGGTTCAGGATACAGACCAGTAAAAGAAAATTTAAACGAAGTCTTATATTCAACCGGAGAACCAGCAGACAGTCCTATACAGACCACACCAAGCTATAACGAAGTACAGCAGGAATTAGAACCATATATCGTAGAACTAACTAATTTT